AAAGTATAAACTCATTGTTGCAGGAGGTGCTGATATTGGAGTTTTTACTACATTCATATCTACCGAACCGCTAATACTTAACGAACCAGTTAAACCTAATGAACCTGTCATTAATGATGAACCAGATACTAATAGACTAGGAAATCCTATGCCATAAGAACTTGATACAATGATTGAACCAGTCACTCCTAAGTTTCCTAATAATTGTACACTACCAGTAATCTCTGCTTTACCAATGAATGGGAAATCCAATGATGTTCCACTTGTACCGGAAGTACCTGAAGTACCAGAAGTTCCATCAAATCCATTTTGAAATGTAAAATAAGTAGGGTTGATATCTGCTGAGCCGGTATTAAATGATATTGATACTGACCAACCTCCTCCGCCGCCAGTTGTACCGGTTATTTGTCCGTTCATAAAGTTATTCTTAGCCTCAGCCGCACTACCATCGTATATCTTTATAAAATCACCAACCCTCCAAGAGTAATAAGAAACATTACCTAAATCTGGTATAATTGTAATTACACTTCCGGATACAGAGTTTGTTGTTGCAGAATTTTTTACTAATGATGTAAAACCAACTCCATTTGTTCCACTAGTTCCGGATGTTCCGTTAGAACCCGCTCCTCCACTTATTCCGCTTGTACCAGAAGTACCTGAAGTACCTCCACTTCCTGCAGTACCATTTGTGCCGCTAGTACCGGATGTACCAGATGTTCCTGATGAACCATCACTACCGTTTATTCCAGAAGTGCCACTTGTTCCTCCACTTCCTGCAGTTCCATTTGTTCCGCTAGTACCTGAAGTACCGGATGAACCACCGCTACCTGCTGTACCATCTGTTCCTGATGTACCACTACTTCCTGAAGTTCCCGAAGTCCCACTTGTACCTGATGTTCCACCACTTCCAGCAGTGCCATCTGTTCCACTAGTCCCACTGCTACCTGAAGTACCAGAGCTGCCTGATGTTCCACTTGTACCTGATGTTCCACCACTACCTGCAGTGCCATCTGTTCCGCTTGTACCACTGCTTCCAGCAGTACCCGTTGTTCCATTAGTACCTGAAGTACCTGAAGTACCTACTGGTAATTGTGCTATGATAAACAACATATCCTCATTGTTAGTAAACGAATATGTTGATGTTATTAAAGTTACTGGGAATGTCCAATATGTTGTGTTATCTACGCCTGTTCCTACTGTCCATCTTTGATATTCAGTATGATTTAATTTGTCTTGCAATATGATAATAGAACCTGATGGAATGTTTCCTAAGAATATATCAACGTTTTCACTATTTGAGTCTATCTCACTTACATTTATAGATGTTGCTGATGCTTGAGTTGCATTATTCCATATGATATGTCCACTACCAGGGTCACCACTTGTTATTGTATCCTTTGCTTGATAATTAAAGAATGTATTTGATTGTCCATCTTGTCCGCTTGTACCAGAAGAACCAGTTGTTCCTGATGTTCCTGATGTGCCTGCTGAACCTCCACTTCCGGCCGTACCATTTGTACCACTCGTGCCTGAAGTACCACTGGTGCCACTCGTACCACTACTACCAGATGTTCCTGAAGTTCCCGATGAACCTCCACTTCCAGCCGTACCATCAGTACCGCTTGTACCAGATGAGCCAGAAGTTCCTGAAGTACCTGATGAACCACCGCTTCCCGCAGTTCCATTTGTTCCGCTAGTGCCACTCGTACCGGATGTAGCTGAAGTGCCTGATGTACCCGATGTACCTGCACTTGCATTTGTACCCGATGTACCTGAAGTACCTGCACTCGCATTTGTACCTGATGTACCGTTTACTCCACTAGTACCGTTTACTCCACTAGTACCCGATGTACCACTACTACCTGCAGTTAAGTTTGAACCTGATATAATATAAATTGTATTAGGGTCAGTTGTATTACCTGATACTAATGTTGCGTATGATGCAGATGTTATTGTTATAACATTTGTTGCTACTGCTACATCGGTGTATATATCGTATATGTTTGAAATTAAGCTACCGCTATAAATTCCAATTGATTGTTTTATTGAACCAGTCACTCCTAAAGAGCCTGTGATTTGTGCTGAACCGGTGAATGGGAAATCTAATGATGTACCAGAAGTTCCTGAAGTACCTGATGAACCACCGCTTCCTGCAGTTCCATTTATACCCGAAGTGCCAGAAGTGCCTGATGTTCCATTGATGCCCGATGTTCCATTTATACCCGAAGTACCACCGCTTCCAGCAGTTCCATTTATACCTGAAGTTCCTGAAATACCTGAAGTACCTGAACTTCCATTAGAACCCGCTGCTCCATTCGTACCATTGATACCCGAAGTTCCATTTGCACCTGATGTTCCTGAAGTACCCGAAGTGCCACTAGCACCAGCTGAACCGGTGATTACCATACTATCAATTATATCGGTATTAAAATCTCTTAGTAACGCTGGGGTAATTAAACCTTGTGTGTTATCGGGGAAGTTACCTTGATTTACCGCTTCTAATTGGGTTTTATTTAATATTGACATATGTTAATTAATTATTTTGCTGTGTTTGTGAATATGGTACTTGTGTTTGTCCAATACCTTGTTCAATTAATGCACCATTGCAACATTTTCTACTATATGTGTTTGAATTCACACATAAGCAAGCTCTACGATTATTTTTTGGTGAGCTCTTACCGCGTGTAGGCCCCAAATAAATACCTGAGGTTTCTTTAAAACGGGCTAAATAAGCAGGAGTTGGCATATAAATGTTTTACTAATTTAACAATCAATTCGTAAGTTGTAGTTGATTATTTTGATTTTGCTATCATTTCTTTATGTAGCAGGTTTTGTAACTGATTATAATCTGATTGATATGCTAGAAATAATAAACATTTCTCTAATGGTTGGATAGTGATTTCATCAATATTGCGGATATCTCCTCCTGCGAGTAAGATGAGAGCGGCGTAGTTTTTCCATTTGTTGCTAAAATTGATTTGATGCTGGGTGCTACTTCCGGCATCTCCATCAAAGAGTTCTGGATAGCGCTCAACGAGTCCACTAACGTACGCACAAAAAAAAACAAACACCCCCAATGAACGTCCATTGTTACATCTAAAAACTTTTCTTCATCTATCCATCCCGCATATGATTGTATCTCATATAGGCCTGATGTCTTATGTAATACTGGTCTATATAGTATGCTCATTATCTTTGCCCAATTCTCATCCATTTGTATTGTGTCCCATTTAGTAATATCTAAATAAGCACCATAAGCCATATTAGCTAAGTTAGGTTCAAATCCATATTCTCTACCATCTACCTGTATAAACTTTTGTAGTGGTAATTCAGTATTGTTCATAAAGTTTGTGATATCCGCTTGTATCTTTCGCAATGCACCTACTTCTAATCCATATAGGTATTGTGGCGGAAACTCACATAAGTTATCTAATAGTGCTGCTAAATACCCTTCATCGGTGTCACCATATGTTTTTAAGTCAGCTTGTAGTTTTAGATACTGTCTTAGTGTTACTGCTTTCCAGTCAGTTGGTACACTTATCGTTATTGTTTTTTTCTCTTTCATATTATCTTTGGTTTTTCTTTTCCCTATATTGTTCAGGATTAATTAACTCTAAGTTTGTATTAATTGGAACTGATGTTACTGCTTTTATATCAACTGTATTTATCTTGTCCAACATTAAGGTTTGTAATTTTTTATTTAATGAATTCCTTTGATGAACAGTTGCCATTAAAGATGCTTTAGCTTCTCTTAATTCATCTAATAGTTTCCTATTGATTGCTTCAGTATGGGCTACATATTCTGCCATTCCCATAAAATCCTCCTTAGTTAAATTATCTAAGTCTACTTGTTCGTTTTCCATATTATCTAATTGTAATTGAGTATTTACCTTTGTTTGTTGCGGATTGTGATAACCTCATCATTCCTACATAACGCGCTGCATCTAATAGGTGATTGTTAAAATCAACCGGTCTATCTAATTGTCTACCAAAGCGGTCTGTTTCCCATTCGTAAGAATAAAATTCATTTACTAAGTTCTGACAGGCTTTGGGTATCTTTAGTTTATAATTACGAAGGACACCAATACCAAAGTTTATTGAATCCTTTCCTTTCACTACTGGTCTTATATTAAATCCAGCTCTATTTAATTCTTCAATCATTCTTGGTTCTGAGGAATCAGCCCATATCTCCTCTCTACCATTAACAAGCCCTTTTAAGAATTCTATTATATCACTTGTTACCATTCCTCTTTCATATAGATGTTCTAAGATGTATATCTCATTACCATTCATACGCCAAAGTGAAACAAGGCCACAGGGATCCTGGCTATATCCGAAATCCAAACCATACGAAATGAACTCCGCATCATCCGGTAACCATTCTACTATTTCAAAATCATAGATTGCTTTCTCATTCGTTGTGTACTCACCCAATGCATAGACTTGATACGCTTTAGGATTTGTATTCTTTAAATCCTCTAACGCTTTAATCACACTCTTTTCTAAGAATGGATTGTTTTTATAATTGGTGAAGTATCTCGTACAATCTTGCATTTCTCTTAACCAATGCCAGGGTGATATAGTCGGGTTGTATGATAGGATAATCTTGCCAGTAGTTCTTATAGATAATTCCAAATAAGCAGAACTATCTAATTCCGATGCTTCTTCTATCCATAAAATAGAACTCTTAATCCCTCTTAATTTCTGTGGGTCATCTGTTGAAATGAATTGTATTTCAGAACCCGTATAAAAAGAATATACACGGTCTGTGGCATTCCAATCGTTTTCAAACCATAAACCCAAACCTTCCATTACTTCTTTGAAATCTTTCATCACCGTCCTTTTCAAACTTGGCACTGTCTTTCTTACAATTGTAATATCTTCTTTACCTTGCAATGCCTGTACGATACACCACTGGATTG